ATTAGCATAGTTATATATATTTCTATCCATACCACTTACCGCAGAGCCATTTTTATAATATTTAAATGTATAATATCCTAATGAATTACCTATTTTATAATGTGCCATAAACAAATACTTACCTGCTTTACCACTTGGAACAGTAAATTTATTAGAAGCAAAAGCATTATCTGAGTCAAAAGTTTCAGAATTCCATGTCACTTTAACAAAGGTATCATTTGTTAATCCAAAATTACTTGAAAGTCTTACATCAAAATTAGGTGTGTTAGTAGCAACACTTTGAGATGTTATATTACCAGAACCGTCAGAAGTGATTAAAGCATTATCCCCGCTGTCTGCTATTATATTTACTTTAAGCTTACTGGTCATCTATGCTCCTATTAATTTGTATCCAAAAAATCTAGCCCATGCAGATTGTAGTGTTTCAGTTGCATTACTGTTTTGATAAACTCTAAAGTCCACATAATCACCTACTGATAAATCTATACATGCAGTATGTCCAAAAGTTGGATCCGCACTTGCATGTTGTGCTTGACTCCAGTCACCAATAAAATCCTCCATTGAACCATTTTTGAAAAATGAAAATTGATATCTTGTGCCTGTTCCATTATTTGGATTGCTATAACCCGCTTTTGCTGTAAAAATATATTTTCCTGCGTAATTAGTTGGTACAGTAAATCTATAATTAGAAGTATCAAAAGCAGAATTAGTATCAAAAACTTCAGTATCGAACGCTACTATGGTCGTAGTGTCGTGTGAAATACTTTGATTACCTGATAACTTTGCAAAAAAAGCAGGTTTATTAGTAAAAGGTCCAGATACAGTATCTCCTGCTTCACCAATCGTAATTGATGAGCCAGACTGCTTTATAATCTCATTTACCTTTAACTGCGATACCACTTATTACTCCTTATGATTTAGGGTTTGCGTCTTTGACTGCTTTAATTTTTACTGCCCAATCACCAGTAGTATCAAGTTTCCCTGCTACCATGTCCTTGTACAATAAATCTAGCTGATCCCCAATATCTCCATAACCTGTTTTACGTGTTGCTCTGACTGTATTGTTTGTCTCTTCAGTATTACCTGCTGTTTCGTATGTAGCAAGTTGATCATCTGTTGGTTGGGATAAACCTGAAATATTCCAAGTTTTAATGTAAGGGCCCTTACCGTCAGAATCGTCCTGAAGTAAAACGTCAGTAGTGAAGTCAACTGTCTTTGAGTTGGCTGCACAATACAGTTTTATCTTTGTAGATAATGATGCCATTGTTTACTCCTATCCACTAAAGTTTGCGTATGACACAATCTTAGCGCGTTCTTCAGCTCTTTTTGTTTTTACATCAGCAGGCATAGCTGTTCCGCCTTCTGATGCTCTGATTGAATACCAATCAGTAGATGTTAAATATGCTTGTGCTGTTGCGTTAATTGCTTTTTGATTAACGAACGCATCTTGTTTGTCCATGTCGGCTTTAACTTTTGTCCAAGTAACGGCTGTAGGCTTAGAGCCAAAAATAGCAGTTCCGTTGGAGTCAGCGCCTGACACCCACTTGACGTTAGCATCAAATTCGGCTTCAGTCTTGACGTCACCTGAAATGACGAATTCATAGGAACCGATTGATTGTATTGCTTGTGCACAATCTGCCATTGTTTACTCCTTATAATATGACCAGTGTTCCACCACTGGCTACGTTGATTGTCTGTCCTGAGGACACTGTTATAGGACCTACTATACTAGCATTTTCAGATGCTGCAATAGAAAGTCCTCCTGTTAGCGTTTGTACATTTCTATAGGCACCTTGAATACTTGTCAACTTAGAAGCGGTAACTGTTGCGTCACTTGGAGTTCCGATGTCTAAAGTATCGCCAAATATTTGGCCTGAGAAAGTCGCATCACTCGCAGGAGCACTTGTAAAAGCAATAGTGCCCGCACTTGATCCTGCTGTAAAAGCTGTACCCGGAACCTGATAGACTCCGTTGATATGAATAAAAATCTGTGCTAGTGAACCAATCGTTTGTGTGGTGCTACCAACAGCTATTGTAAACTGTGTTGTCGATCCGTTGAAGCTGCCACTGATATCATCAATGACGGCAAAATTACCTTGGACCGCGGGGTTTCCTAAGTATGCCATTAGGCTAGTACCTCCATTAGTGTAAGTGCTGATGCTGTTCTTTGAACTTCTGTACTATCTGAGTCAGTACCAGTTCTATTAATATAAGCAGTTCCTGAACCACCCCCTCTTGCTGCAAACTGATATGTTACTGTCACTGCTGAAGTTGTGCTAGGTGTTAATACAAAATTAAAACCTCTTGTTAAAATTGTATCTTCATTTGTAGAAGCAGAGCCTCTACCAGATGAAGTTAGTATTCTACTAGAAGCAGATGCTCCAATGAAAACTGCTGTGGTAGAGCCACCACTTATTGCTTGAGTAAATCTTCCAATATGAACACCATTAGATGAACTTGTAGAACCTGCATTTATTGTACACATCACCATAATTTTACTAGAGGTTGCCGTGGGGGTTATACTTGCAGCAACAGAACTGTCTGTAAAGTTACCGCCACTTGCTAACACTGTTGTGCTTTCTGTTCCAGTAAATGTAGTTGTAACTACTTGACCAATCTTACCTGGACTGAATCCTGCCTTAGCTGCAGTGACCGCATCATCCGCTATTCCTGCTGTTGGTATTGTTGTTACTGCCATGTTATGCTCCTATTAATTTATATCCTAAAAATCTTGTTGAGCCTTTAGGATCTCCACCATCTTGAAAAGATATATTAGTATCGGTATTATCTGTAAATCCAAATAATTCTATGTAATCACCTACTGCTAAATCTAATATTGTTGTATTTTCATAAATGAAAGAACCATTAGCACCAGGGGATTTCAACATTGTTCCTACACTATTTGATGCTCCGTTTTTGTACCAATTCATTCTAAATGTTTTATTATCATCTATGTACTCCATGTATATTTGACCTACAAAACAATATTTACCAGCTAAGTTGGAAGGCACTACAAATCTATTATTGCTTGTATCAAAAGCTGAATTTGTATCAAAATGTTCTGCATCAAAACCTACTTTAGTCCAAGTACTTGCACTAATCGTTTGAGCTGAATTTAAATATGCTGAAAAACTCGGAGTATTTGCACCTGCTCCTGCAACCGTATCTCCCGCACTACCAATAGTAATAGTCTTTGTAGCGTCTGTGCCAAGAGGCGAGATTGTTGATACTTTTAATGTGCTCATGTTCCTATCCTATATGCTCCAAAATGTGAGCCTTTATTATCGTAAGTTATAAAAATTTCACTTCCACCACCATAGAGAATCTTTGCGTATAATTCAATATAGTCATCTGAGTCCATATCTATTGTGGTAGCAATATCTACATTCATTTGCGTTCCATTGTTATTTCTAAAATCTATTATTCGCTCCGCATAGAGACTTCCATTTTTATAAATAGAACATTGTCCAAAATTCATTTGTGAAGCGTCAACTTGTAAACGAACTGAACCATAAACAAAATATTTTCCTGCAATAGTAGGAGTAAATTTATCAGAAGCAAATTTACCATTTGAGTCAAATATTTCAGTTCCTAAAGTTACTTTTGTATAGGTGTTATTTGAAATAGTTTGATTCGATGCTGAATGTGCTTCAAAAGCTGGATACAAAAAATTACTCTGTACATCACCACTGCCCAAGGCAATCGTACCTGCGTTGGTTGAACCAAGTGTCAAGGTAGTAGTTCCGCTTCTAGTGTCTATTGTATCTACGAGTATCTTTGACATTAGGCTAGTATCTCCATGGCTATAAAAGCCCAGTCAGCTTCGTCATTATTAGCTGTAACTGTTTGACCTTCACCTTTAAAATAAACTTTGTATTCTGTAGCTGAAGTAGTTGAGGGTGAATCCACATATTGCATATAAACAAGATTTTTACTATTAGCTACTTTAGATTGATCAGAAAAAAAACCATCTGTACCATCACCTAAATTTGTAGAATCTCTATAAATGGTTGCAATAAATTCTTGATCAGATGAAGTTTTATTCATAAAAGCTATTGAAACATAAACCTTAGAACTTGTAGCTGTCGGAGTAATAGTTACTGCAATAGGGGCTGCTACAAAACTTGTTGATGTAGTTGAAACTCCGCCATTACCACTAACTTGAACTACTTGACCAATCTTACCAAAACCTGCTGTCGCTCCTGTAGCTAAGTTTATTGCGTCACCACTCGCTCCTAGCGTTAAGCTAGTACCTGATTGTGGTTCTAAGTTATCTACGAATATTGTTCCCATTATGCTAGTATCTCCATAAGTGTTAAGGTTGAAATTGTACTGTAACTTCCAGACTTACTATTAAATGTATAACTATTACCAGATACTTTTGATTGTAATTTGAAAGTAATTTCACTCGTACTGCTTGGACTATCTAAAAAATTAATACTAAAACCGCCATCACCCCTTTGTGAGTTAGGTGTTCCAGCACTTTGAGCAGCTGTGCCTTGACCAGCAGTTCCAGTTTGTAATGTTGTACTATCTCTTAATATTCTAAAAAAGATATCCATAGCATCACCTGGATTATAACCACCTAATCTAAAATCTATTAAAATTTTACTGCTTGTAGCTGAGGGAGTTATAGCCGCAGTTATAACATCTGCAAAAGATGTACTGCTTATAGTAGCACTACCTGCGCTTACAGTTTGAATTACTTGACCAACCTTACCCCCGCCGAATCCAGTGGCAGTTCCGCTATTTGTTATAGTAGCTCCGCTAGGAATAGTAAATGTGTCACCACTATCACCTAAAGTAAAGGCAGTGCCTGATGCAGGTGATATTTTATTTGTTTTAACTTCATCAGTTACAGTCAATCCCGCACCTGTTGGAACTGTTATTGTGTCACCGCTGTCGCCTAAGGTAACTGTACCATTGTCAGCAAGAGGCGCTAATTTATTTACTTCAAGCGTGCTCATACGACTGTAAGATTACCCTCCACTGTGACTGTTCCTGTAAATGTTACAGGGCCTGCTAAGAATGCATTATCACTTGCAGCTACTGCTACAGTTGATGTTATTGTTGCTAGGTTTTCATAGACTCCATTAAAGGATGTCATCATAGGAGCTGTAATAGATCCTGTTCCTGGTGTTTTAGTTCCTACAACACTATCTAAAAATATAATAAAACAAGAGTCACTACTCGCTAAAGCCGTTGTGAAAGTTATTTGACTCCCGGAAACTGTATAATCATTTGTCGGTTTTTGACGAACTCCATTACGAAGAACTGCGATGTGTTCTGGATTAGACACACTTGTAGATATAGCATACGCTGTGCTGCCGTCTCCTGTTAATGTTTGTACGCTTGTAGTAGATGTAAAATCTTTTGTTAAAATATTACCTATGTAACCCATTCTATGTAATTTCCATAATTGATAAAGCTATGTCTGAAGAGCCTGATGCTGTTAATGAAAGAGTATCAGTAGTTTCCATTACAACTTTATTTCCTGCTAAAAGTTCAAGTGAACCACCTGCGGGAATCGGAGCATTGGTTACTAACTCAACAGTTTGATTAGCTTCATTGTTTGCACCCGCTCTATTGCTAGTGTCAGAACCTAAACTAAGTGTTGCTGTAACTTGTGAAGTTGTTGTATTACCTACCATAATACCAAGAACAACAGTCGTTGTAGAACTTCCTACAGTATAAATAACGTCAGCACTTGTTACATTTGCTTTTGTTACTACTTTAAATGTATTTGCCATCTATATCCTCCTTCCTTTATATTCTATCCAAGGGCGATTGCAAGAGCTGTTGGGTCTTCAGTAGAAAATCCTTGAGCTGTCATCAACGTTACTACTCTAGATAATGCTGCTTTTTTATTCGTACCACCGGCACCATCATCCACTATAATTAAATCAGATGTTGTTAAGTCTGCTCCAATGTCGGAGCCACCATCTATTTCTAATGCTGTTAATGCTACTTTACCTGCTGTAGATATTGTAGCTAATTTTGTATCTGCAATCGCGGCACTTGATTTAATGTCTGCGTTTACAATGTTTGTAATTGTGTTGTTATCTGAATCTATTGATTTGTTTGTTAAAGTATCTGTTGTTGCTTTACCTACTAAAGTATCCGCTGCTGCTGGTAATACTACAGTAACATCTGCTGTAGATGCAGGACCAATCAAAGTTACTGCATTTGTTCCATTATCTGTATCTTCTTTAAATAATATAGAACCTGCTGCAGAAGAAGAACCTGATAAAACAGGTGCTGTCATAGTTTTGTTGGTTAGAGTTTGAGTAGCAGTTGTTCCTACTAATTCTTGATCACTACCATCTGGAAGTGTTAATGTGTTTGTAGCACCCGCGGAGTGAGGCTGTGCTTGTAATTTTTGTGCGTGAGCATTACTTGACTCACAATAAAGTTTTAATTGAGCTCTAGAACCACTGTTGGTTTTTAGGTCAATAACTCCACCTTCAACAGTTAAATCGTCTCCTACAGTTATATCACCGGAAACATCTACATTACCATTGATGTCTATTGTAGTTGCAACTATTTGAATTTCTGTATCTGCAAATAAATCTAATTGACCGTCTGCAGAAGAATTAATACCTAAAGCTGAATCTCTGAAAAGTAATTTGTTTGTGCTGTTTAAGGTAAGACCTGTTCCGTCTGTATGTGTTAGAGTTGTATCTGAGTCAGCACCAAATTTTAAAACTGATGAGTCAGATCCTAGAATTAAATCATTGGGTAATGTTACATCAGAGCTAGCGTCTTCATGCACTGCTTTGCTAGCAGGCATTGTACAAAATACATCTTTTGTTCCTGCACTAAAATTAACAGCACTATCACTATTAGAACTAGAGATAACTGTAGTTCTAGCAAGGGTGTCCGGGGAAGCGTCTGTTATAGTACCTAAACCAATTTCAAATTCTGCTGAACTTCTATGAACAATAGCATAATAGGTAGTATTACTATTTCCTATTCCTGCTACAAATGTTTCGAAATTAGTTTGAGCACCACCTAAATTAACCGTACCTGTGCCGGTTGTAGTGGTAGTCTCTTTAACTCTGTCGTTTAAAACTAAAGCCATGATTTATTATGCTATTCTTAGTATAGCTGTTGAAGCACCTGCTGCAGGAAATTGAATTGTAAAATCTCCGTTAGTAGCAGTTTTGGTTCCCCCAAAGTCTAACACAACAACAAGTTTATCACTATTAGTATCATTATAAATAATTGCGCCAACTGCTGATAAAGTTACAGATGAAAAAACTTCGTCTGCAAAATCAACAAAGGCCGTATTACTTGCAACAGCAACAGCTTGACTATCTAAGGCATTTCCACCAGCAGTATAACTTGTACCTGAAGAAGAAACTTCATTAGAGGTAGTGTATGCAGTGCTTGATGTAGAAAAACCAGAGATGTCTGTGTATAAAGCTATTTTAAAACTATTGCCACCATTAGCAAAATTGTGTGTGCCAGATAAGAGTTCTGATTTGAATGCATCTGGTATTATATTAGCCATTTATAGTCTCCTTTTATTTTATTTTCGGTTGTGGTGATTGTATATCTAAACGAATTGCACCACTTGTGTATTCGTCTCTGCGTCTTCGACCTTGTTGTTCTGCCGCAAACGTTTGAAGTCCTTCTTGATAAGCACTCTCATACAGTTGTAGCATATTATCCGGTCCTTTCAAGTACTTTAGAGTTTCCACCATACATCCATTAATAAGTAAATCTTGAAAATTGTTTGATACATAAGTTGTGGTAGAATCAGAAGTAGTGATAGTACTAGGTTGTTTTATATAGGCTAAAGTTACAACATAAGCTGCATCCGGAGTTGGAGCTACTACCCAATTATCAGAATCCCAATTAGCATAGTATTTAGGAGTACCATAATCACTAGCGTTATCTGGATCAGGAAAATACTCAGCTAAAAAAGAAGAATCAACTTGTTCTAAAAAAAACTGATCTGAGGTTGTGGGATTTGTTAATTGAACATATCTAATAATTCTAGTGTCATTCGGAACAGTAACATATCTATTACCTGTGGTTAAATCCGAAGTAGCATAAAATTTTGTGTCATCAGAATCTACTGATCTAAATATTCTATTTTCTACATTTTTAATTATTACGTTTAAAACAGTATCTGTTAAAACATTACTATCTGTTTCAGAATAATTTCTAATGTTTGTTCTTAATGTACTAAGATTCATTGTCATGCTGTGATTGTTGCGGGTCCTGCTGATGCATTCTCGCCTCCTCCTTTTATATTTCCAGTTGTTGCTGTATTTGTATCAACACTAAAAGTATAACTATCATCATCTACTTTAGTAATAGAATATCCAACAGCTTTATTAATATTGCTTGATAAAATTCCATCAAAGCCTAAAGCATTTCTAAATCTAACTGTATCACTAGTAGCTCTTCCATGATTAATTTCTGTAACAGTTATAGTTGAAGAACTTGCACTTCCTGTTTCAAATGAATTAACATTTAATAAAACAGGAACAGGATTTTCTGTTCTATCAGGTCTTGCATTTAATAATCCTTGAGGATCTGCTGCATGAGTTCGTGGTTCTAATTGAGGTTGTTTTGATTCATATTCTGATTTATGAACTAAAGCACCATTCCATTCTCTCAACATTTCTCTATAGGGAAAAGCCATTCCACTTCTATCGGATATAGCTTTAGAATATTTACCTTTTGCAAAATTACCCATAATTAACTATTAGGATAATAATTCTTAGGACTAATGTAAACACTAGTGGAAGAACTATCCTCTGTTAAAGCTCTTTGTAACTCATCTTCATATAACATTTTTAAAGATTCAATTCTATCAGGAGCTATCTTTAAACTTAAATAATACGCAAGACCTGAAATCATACATGGTATAAAACGAAAAACTACATCAGCTTCGTTTGTGTAAGCACTACCTACATCTTGTATTCTTTTTAAATAATAAAATTCTAATAAGTGACTAGATCCAGAAAAAGTACTACTTGGTGTTTGATATAAAAAAATACTAGGAGAAGTAGTTCTATCTACATAATATTGACTAGGCGTGCCCTTAGATAATTTAGTTGCTAAAGCAGCATAAGTTGATCTATCAATCTTACTTAAAGAAGTATCTACAGGAGCTGTGGTTGTAGAATTATTTCTAACATAAGCTTCTAATATTTCATTAATACCTGTAGGAAAATTAGTGTTATCTGTGGTTGCATTATATTCAGCTTGTCCTTCTACTAAAGGAACTGAAGCTAAATCTACTTTCCATAAATGAAGTCCTCTATTACCCCATTCTTGAAACATAATATTTAAAGAACGTCTTGCACTTTTTAAACCGTAACCAGTTCTTAAAGACATACCACATCTTTCGTATGCTTCTTGAATTATTTCGTCTATATCAAGATCAAAAGCTGTTGTACCGGATGTAGCCATTGTAAACTTTTAAGCTCCTGTAATAGTTAAAGTAACGCTTCCGTCTGTTCCACTTGATTGAGTAAGTGTAGCAATAAGTCCGTCTTTAAATAGAATACCTGAACCGGGAATATAAACTTCTAATCCTTCAGTTTCATATCTATAAATAGCTTTTAAATTATCGCTGTCTGCTTCACCTGCAGTAGCTGCATCATGTAAAGATAAAACAGAGCCTGCTTCACCTCTACCTTGAATAGATGTGACTCTAGTTCTACCTACTTTTAACGCAGAAGCTGCACCTGTAGTTTTATTAAGGGTCGTTTGATCACTTGAAAATGAACTTCCACCTGACATATGTTATCTCCTTTTAAATTTGTGTGTGGGCCGAAGCCCACACTTAATTAATTATTATGCGTCTGCAAACGGTGTTACTATTGTTCCTGATCCAATTAGTAAAGAACTATGAACCAAGTATGTAGCAGTATCAATTGCTGTGAAAGATACAATACTACCTGCGATTCCACCTTTTGTAGAACCATTCATAGTAATAACATCATTTGATGCTCCGGGTACAAAAGCTTTTTTCGCACCATCATCAACACCAATTAAGATCGCACCCTTAAATTTATCAGTGCCATCTGTTAAGATGTCCATGTCAGTTGCAGCAGTTTCAACAAAAAAGTTAAAAGTTGCTCCTATGTTATTTAAGTTACCAAAATCTGTATCACCAGCAGTTCCTGCATTACTATTTACATTGATACTTGGTAAAGTAAATTTACCGTCTGCATCATTGCATAGTAAAATTTTACCAGCATGTGTTGCTACTGTTAAAGTTGTGTCAGCCGTTAAGCTCACACTCATACCAGGACCAAAGTTTTGAAAGCCATTCTTTGAAATGACTGGGCCTGAAAATGTTGTTTTTGCCATTTTTTACCTCCGTAGTAAAATACATACAGTCTCTACGTGCGTCTGCTAGGTCAGTCTGTATGTTGTTTTATATTCCTAGAAGGTTAAATATAAACGTTTTTATGTAGAAGTCTATTTAAAAAATAAATGACTCTCATAGTCTTGATGTCTCCATCTTATTTTAGCTAAAATTCTTTTGATTCTCTCTTCAATAGATTTCATCTCAAGAGTTTCCTTACCAGAATTAAGATAATTGGAGTTCCACTGAGATTCGAGTTTTATTTTCTCAGCGATTAAAGACTGTGATAATGCGGCCATAATATATCTCCTTGTCAATATTATTCGCTTTTATTTTGTACATTAATTTCCCATAAAGTCAAGGAACTTTTACATAAAAAAAGGGGCGTAGTCAAAGACATACGCCCCTTTTTAATTAATTATAACGGTTAAATATTATGCACCGGGTGAACCGTAGATACCTCTAAAGTCTGAGAATCCAAATGAATATCTCTCTCTAGCTTTATATCTTACGTTTCCTGTATCAAAGTCACCTTCCATTGTAGTTTTGATAGGTGATCTTTCAAAGTACTTAAGACCATTTGGTACGTCAGTTGTAATGAAGAAAGCATCTGTATCAGTTAAGAAATTATTAACCACATAACCTTGTGGAATCATTCCCATTGATGCGATTGCATTTACATCATTATCTGCTGTGCCAACTCTGTTAGCAGACTTCATAAGTCTTTCAGCGGTGAACTGTAGCTGTGAAGGAATAATCATTTTTACTCCTCTTGCTGCTATTTTTAATCCACGCTCGTCTTTGAAACTTGCAATGTCGATCATTGCTTGCTCTAAAGATGTTTCTGAAAGATCAGCAGAAGTTGCTAATTCATTAGCAACGTTACCACCAGATACAGTTGGGTGATCAGTAGCACAAAGCTCTTTACCATCTCCACCTTTGAAAGAGGAGTTGAAAGCATTGTTTAATACGTTTGCTGCTTTTACCTGTTTAGTATTAGCCATTGAACGTGCTAATGCTTTTGTGTATCTAGCTGAGATTCTGTCATACAAATTATCTTCAATTGCTTCTTCAGTAATTGAGAAAGCAAGAGCGATTGTTTCGTGAGTATAGCGTGAAGTATATGACTCTTGTGCATCGTCAAATCCTACCGCTGTACCTTCTTGTTTTACTGCTGCGTTAGCAAAACCTGAAAGCATTACTTCTTCTTCAAAAGCTCTGTCTGAAGTTTCTTTTGTAAAGATCTCTTCATGTTGGTTTTCGTAGTTCTTGTACTCCAAGCCGAATAAAGCATTCAAACCTGGCTCTAGCTCTTTAGCTAATTGTTGTCTTGATATGGCCATGTTCTATACTCCTGTAGTTGCTGGTGTACCAACAGCTATTCCTAAGCTATCTGCATTAAAGTGTGTTGTAAATCTAACAATACATGGGATTCCTGCAGCTGAGAAATCTGCGTTAGCTGCATCGTCTGCCCAACCCATAAATCTTAGCATTAATCCTGCTGTAGTTGCTAATGTGCTTACAGCTAGAGCACCTGAAGATTTACCTGTTACAGTAGATCCACTAGTACCACTAGATAAGTCAGCGTTTAAAAATACACCTGCTCTTGCAGTAGCTTCGTTTGTTAATGATGCATCTGAAGCGATCAAAAATAATTGATTTGGATCGTCAGCTACAAATGCTTTAATTGGGTGATCTGAATCAGCCCCTGATCCCGGCCAGTAATTTGAAAAAACCGGTTTACCAGTTGAAGATGAAACATACTCACAACCCATAAAAACTCCAAGAGGAGCTACAGTACCACCGTCTGCTGCACCTATCAAACTGATAAAACCAGTTGATAAAGGTATAACAACAGAACCGTTGTAAATAGCTGTGCTATTATCGTTCTTTATTTCGTAGTGAGAATATCCACCAACACCTGTACTATTAGAATTACTACCATTTTTCATATATGGTTTTAATCCGAATGCACTATTTGCGTTTGCCATAGTTATTGTCTCCTATTTATTAATGTCAAGTGGATAAGTAATTGTTAAAAAATTAACTTTTCTTAGTACCACCAAAAGTTACACGACTCTGTCTATCTTGATTGATAGGCATCGCATTGTGTTGTTCCTTCATGAGATCGTTTTCAATTGCATCGTTTCTGTCTTGTGTCTGCTGTTTAAAGTAGTCTTCACGAGACTTTGCAACCTCTTCAGGTATCCTAGCCAACAATAGGCCACCAACCCCAATTACCCCGGAGTTCTTTCCGTCTTTGATACTAGGAAATTCAGAGTTAGGATATTCATCCGCTCTTACTAGTTCCCAACCAGATCTAAGTTTACCCATGACATTTTTAGTATCATCGAAACCCATAGATTCTGCTCTTATCCAACGGTGCCTGTATCCATCAGGCGCAGGGGGTGCATCTAGAGATGATGGAGGAGTCCAAACTTTAGGTCTTTCTTGTTTGACCCTAGTTTCGCTCACACGAGAAGTTTTCATTTTATTATTTTCATTTTTATTTTCCATATGCTTAAGCCTCCTTCGTGATTAAATGTTTCGCATATTCTTCGAGTGGCACACCTAATTTTTTAGCAATTGCTACCTGTGAAGGTGTGAGTCTCACAGTTTTTTTGCGTCCTGTTTGAGCTGGACGATTAGCTGAAGCGACCGTTTGAGTTACTTTTTCGGTCGGTTTGTTATCGACATTATCAAATTTATGTGGGAATTCAAGTCTAATTCTTTTATCCACTTCTTGATAGTACTCATCACTTGTAGGGTCGTAACCTTCTTCTTCAGTTAATTTTTTATGTATATCAAATGCTGTATAAGTCATAGCATTATCTTTACCAAACCAACTATTCTTTGAAGACCATGCTTCTGCTTTAGGATCCATTTCTTGAGCAGCTTCTTTTATTGCTGTTGGATTTGCATAACCTGGTTGTTGAA